CGGCCTGACTGGTAGAAACCCCAGCCGAGTGACGCGGCTTGCAGTAGGCAGGCGATGATGACGGCGATGATGGTTGGGCTCAGGAAAGGCATAGCTGCATCTCCGCGTTGCGTCGCTTGGTCAGTCCGGGGAGCGGAACCAAGACGCCTGCCACACGGGCCTTGTTCCAGCGCGGCAACTCGTTACAAGCATTCGTAAAGTCGCCTCGTCCCAAGAAATCTGATGCTGTCGAGTTGCATGCGACTTTCTGGCCAATGTTGAAGACAGCATCCGCGAAAGCTGCGTGCACGTTCTCCGGTAGTCCCGGATGACACCTTTCCACTTCATTGACTGCCTCCAGCATGTCTTTCGTCAGCAACGACTTACACTCGTCCATGTTGTACTGGCGATTTGCAACAACATCTCCGCCCGTGTGTCCATAGCACACGGTCAGGATGCCAGGCGGGTCGTAATAGGCCCACTGGCGCAGCCCTTCGGCCGGCACTGCAATAGCAGTTGCCAGGGCCGTGACGGCAGCAAGGCGCTTGGCGTTGTCACTGTTCGGCAGCATCATTCACCCCAGCAAGTTGCGCCGCTTCCTTTTGCGCAAGAACACGCAGCAGAATTCCGGCAGCAGCAAGAAATCCCTTGATCGCCGCCGAGAGTGGCTGTGGCACTAGGGTTTCATCAGCGACCAGCGAAAACATCGTTTCGACGGCCGACAACACTGCGATGGCGGTGAGCATCCTCACGCTCCACGCCTTCTTGAGTACGGCTTTCCAGTCAGGCAGCAGCGTCATCGCCACCCCCAAGCACTTCGGCAAACCACAAGACCGCCATCAGGCACGCCACGGCGAAGACGGCGAGAAGCGCGAACACAAGAACCTCTTCGCTGCCGATGGCGGAAACGAAAAACGCCCACAGTTGTTCGAGAAAAGATAGCGGCGTGGTCGGTCTCAATTCACCACCTCCAGCCAGACGGTTCTTCCGTTGCTTTCGGCAACTTCAAGCAAGGCGAGAAGGCGGCCGAGAGAACCTTGTGATGGAATGACACCATTGCGGCCGAGTACGCTACCCAAAACGCAGTCGCATTCGTAAGAAGCCCCAATCCAGCCGAGACCAATTGCGTCTGGAAGCACCTTTCCGTGAACAGTCGCGTATTGCGTCGTGACCTCATATCGGCCAGTTGGTAGATTTGGGCGTCCATTTCCTACTCCCACAAGGCAAAAGCGGATGTTGTCGGCGTAGAGCGCGCCGTCTTCGATCTTGAGATTCATCGCGGCCGCCGATCTGCGCTCATTCCAGATTGAACATTCTCCGCCTTTTCTTCCAGGCGGCTCAGGCGCTCGGCCACAAGGATCTGGTTTGCCCGCGCCTGATCGACATACGCCTCGGTTTTTGCAGCGAAAACGGTTTGCTGCTTTTCGATGGCGTCCAGCTTGACGGACAGTTCATTGGTGGTCAGCACCGCGCCGCCCTTGGCAGATAGCAGCCCAATCACCAGGGCGCCTACGAGGTCTTTTGTCTCGATCATCTTTGGCCCTCCGGCGGTCGCGCCGACGATATTCACAAGCGGGAGATGTTCAAGGATTGTTCGCCAGTGGTCGGACATCACACTTCCCCCACGCCGTAATACTGTTCTGCCGCCCAGTGCTCATCGATCGCGGCGCTCGGCGGGCCGAACTCAGCGGTGAAGCGTTCCTCAAACTGCGCGGACTTGACGATGTCCATCGTGTCGGCGTCCTGCTTCTGGTAGGCCAGGTGCTTGACCCAGTCCAGCAGAGACTTGTGGTAGCGCCGCGGGATCTCCGGCTCGTCGTCATCCTCAAGCATCTCGTTGCGCGGGGTGCGGACGACGGTAAGTTTCAATGTTGCCGATGCCGAGAAGGGCGGCCAGATCCGCAATTTGCCGGACTCCCAGTCCGGTACGAAGATCACGGGGTTGCCTGCAGGGGTGTCCTCCCAGCCGGGGGCGTCTTCGTCCATCGAACGAGAGACCCGGGGCTGGAGGACTTGCCCGCCCTGGACGCGGACTCGCCGGACGTAGATGATCGACGGGTCAAGCTCAACAGCGTAGTCGCCTGCCGAGACGCTTATCTCGGTGATGTCGGACGTGGAATCGACCAGGAGACTGGACCGACGACATGCCTCATCCTCGGCCTGGTTGACGAAGTCGATGATCTCCGTGTCGGTCCACATCTGCGGCTTGCCAAGGTCCCGGGTATCCCGTCGGAAATCACTGATGAAGTTTCTGAGGTTCATGCGATCCCCATGGCTTCGAAGACGTCATTCGGGTCGATGAGTCGCTGGCACAGCGCTGCACCCGACTCGGCGTCCTCGACACAGAACTCCCGTGTGTAGTGCAGGCGATGGCAGGGATAGCAGGGCAGGTTGGCCGGCGCCAGTGACGCCGTGTTGCGCCAGTGCTTGGTCAGGTTCTCGACTGAGCTGTGCGACAAGAGGACGACCTTGCGGTTCTCCTCGAAGGCCACCGCGTTCAGCACACCCGTCTCGCAGCCGATGACAACGTCCGCCGCCTTGGCCAAGGCCAGGGTCTGCCGGATGTTCATCTCGCCGGACAGGCACACGACGCGCTCTTCGTTTTCCCATCCTGCTTCGAGGATGCGGCAGGCGTCATCGCCGACCAGGAAGATCCGGCAATCCGGGCGTGCCAGCAGCGTGGCGGCGATCACGTTGTCCTGCCCCGGGTAGAACTTGTGGCAGCTCGATCCCGCCAAGGCCCAGACGATATTCAGCCCCGTGCCCAGGCGTTCCTTGGCTTCGGTCCGTTCTTCCCAGGTCGGGTAGAAGTGCGACTCGCTTGCGTAAGGCACATCGGCCAGCTCGCTGGTGAATTCCAGGTAGTTGTCATTCAGACGACGGTGCCGGACTTCGTGAGGCCAGCCGTGATTGGCTCGCCCCGGCATGGCGATGAGGGTTCCCTCGACGGATTCGCACAGATTGACGAAGTGATCGAAGCGCCGCGAGACGACAGCCCAGAAGTCGCTAAGCTCGTGGTTCGGCACCTGATCGGGGTCCTGGATGAACCAGTCGTCGATATGCGGGTCCTCACGGAGGACGTCTTGCCCCTTGGGGGTCGTCATCACCGTGACGTGGTAGCCTTGTCGCTTGAGCGCCGGCAGGATGTTGGCCGCCTGCAGCATGTCGCCGAAACCACCGTACCGAACGACGCAGGCCGTCTTGCGCTCGGCGCTGAAGCGGTAGGACATCCACGAGTGTGTCTGTCCAGGCGTCGCGAGCTTCTCGAAGACCAGGAGGAAGGAATACTCGTTCCGATCGTTCCGCTCTTCACGGCGCACCAGGTCCCACCCGCCGTCGACGTCACGCATCGCATCGATGATGTCGCGCGGTTCGAAGTCGTGCTTGTGGTCCGGATTGGCGCCGGGCGCACCGATGCGCGGGTAGAAGTCCTTGTGTGGGAGGTAGAGGACCAGGTGGCCGCCCACCTTGATGCAGCGCCACCAGTCGGCCAACGCTGCGCGGTAATCCTCGATATGCTCCAGCAGATGCGAGCTGAAGACCGCATCGACACTGGCGTCCTCGATCACCTCGGATAAGTCGGAACAGTCCTCGACCTTCACGTCAGGGCGGATCTGGATACCGAACAGCTCGGTATCCTTGCAGCTATCCACGCCGATGAAATGGGGGAAAGCCTTGCGCGGACCGCACCCCAGATCGAGGACGGTGCCACGCGTGTATTGGACGACATCGTACTTGACCTTGCCGGCCTCGTCGCCCTGCGGATCTTCAGGCCGCCATGTCATCCACGTTATCCTTGGTCGGGGATTGGTCGACGTCGGCGACCACGGGGGCTGCCTTCGTGGTTTTCTTCGGAGCGACAGGGGCCGCTTTACCGCCCAGCTCCTTGCCATCGGCATCGAAGTAGATATCGTCCTGGAAGTAGTGAGCTTCGCCGCCGCCGTGGATAGTGGCGAAGTCCTTCTTCTTGTCGAGGGTCTTGGCCATGTCAGCAAGCCCCCTTCATGCCCGGGGGGCATTCCTCGAAAGCCGGGTGACTGCCGGTGTCCTTGCCCATGCCGCCCATCGCGTTGGTCGCGTCGCCCGAGAGGTCGGCGCCATAGGTGTCGCCGTTGAGGCCGGTACCGGTGCCGCGATCCGGCAGGCTCAAGTCGCCGGCACCCTTGCCGACGGCGTTCAGTTTGCCGATCTCGGCAGTAACCTTGCTCATGCTGTTCTCCTTCGTAGTGGTTGCGTGTTGAAAGCGCAGACGAAGTTTCGCGCAGCCCCCCTAGCTCTCCCCAAAAAGAAAACCCCGCCGAAGCGGGGTTCTTTTGGAGCTCGAAGCGCTTAGGCCGCCGAGTCCCACTTGACGACACGAGCCTGTGCCGCGGCGGTCTGGACCAGACCGAAGCCGCCCAGGTAATACCAGGCGATACCGCGACCACGGCCGTAGTCGGTCGGGATCTTGCCGCGCATTTCTTCCGGCACGGCGATACCTTCCGCAACGGTGTCGCCACCGAAGAAGTAGGCCCAGTTCGACTTGCCGTTGGTGAAGGCCATCTTGGCGATGTTGTTCTGCTCGACGAAACGGGTGTTCTCGTAGCGGCCAACTTCACCATTGACGATCATGCCGAAACCTTCCGACGTGTATTGCTTCACCGTCTCAAGGTCATTCTTGAACTTGCGATAGGTGGTCGGGTGGGCCAGGGAGAAGTAGTCATCACCCTCGTACGGCGGGATGTTGCGTTCCTTCATCAGGTCGACGATGGTCTTGACGTGTTCCTTGCCCAGAGCCACGTTGTTGGTGCCGGTCACGGTGCCGTTGGTGAACAGGGTCACGGCGGCGGTGTCGGTACCGGCGGTCGGGATGACACGCAGCGGGGTCAGGTTGAACTGGCCGTGGGCGCCCACGTCGAAGGCCTTCTTGGCGTCGTTCTTCAAGACCTTGTTGATGACTTCCTTGACCGGGTGCTCGGACAGGTCGTCCAGCTTGCCGGTGTAGGGTACCGAGTTGCCGTACTCGGTGATGGTCATCGTGCCTTGCGTGATCGTGAAGTTCGTTTCCGGCATCGTGCTGGTTTCCACCAGGGTCGTGCCTTGCGTCGAGACGTCCGAATAGACGTTCCAGTGGAACGTGTCGCCCTTGCCCTTGCCCTGGACGGCAGCGTCCTTGACATCGGCGAATTGGCGGAATTTGCAGAGCGGTTGAACGCTGTAGCGCAGGACCTTGGAAAGTTGGTCTGAGTACATGTAGCCGCCGAGGGTATTGGTTACCCAAATTTGACCAGCCATGATGGTGCTCCTTTACTTGTTCAGGTACCCGGTCGAGGCATTGACTGCCCTGGCCGGCGACTGGCCAGCTCCGCGATGATCGCCGATGGGTTGGAGTTCTCCATGGGCGCCGCCGTGGGCATGGCCGATGCGTGAGCGGTCGGGATCTGGTCCAGACGCTCCTTGTTCTCGCGGCGCTTGTCTGCCGGCGAAGGCTTCGCAACATCGGTCGGGCGTCCGGTAGGCGTCTTGCCGAGCAACGCATAAACTTCCTTGGCCGAATTGATCATCGCTTCGGCGCGGGGAGTACCCGCGGCAACAGCGCGCTCAATCTTGTTGGCGGTCAGAAGTTCAACGTCGGGGTCGGCAAGGATGTCCGGGTAGTCCGTCTTGACGGTCTCAAAGGCCTTGCGCAGGGTCATGCGCGTTTCGAGCTTGTCCAGAAGCACATCGTCGTCGATCACTGCCTGCGGTGCGGTCGGGGTAGGCTGGTCACCGCCCCGTTGCTTCGCCAACAGTTGTGCGAGTGCATCTGCTGCAGCTTCCTGGTCCCCGTCGTAGAGCTTGCTGAGGACGTCGGCGGCTGCCTGGCGCAGTTCTTCCGGTGTGGTCTCCGGGGTGGACTGCACCGTTTGTGCCGGGGGCTGGGCGGTTTTAGCCGCCACCAGCTCCTCGGCTTCACGCAACAGGTGGGTCGCCTCTTCAAGACGACGGTCTGCTGCGGAATTCTTTTGGAAGGTACGGACCAGGGTGTCGAGATCGACTTCCTGCTCCGCGCCATCCACCTTGACTTTGACCTTCTGGACCACGGGTGCCGGTGCCGGTTCGGGCTCCGGTTCAGCCAGTTGCTCTTCAACCTGCTTCGTGCCGGAGAGGTCGATGCCGACTTCCTCACTCAGGTTGGCGATATGCTTCTGGCTGATCGCTTCCATCGCGCGTTCGCGGGCAGAAAGCGGGCGGTCCTCATCGATCGATACGTCCTCCTGGATGGCATCGATTTCGGTGTCGAGTGGCATTGTTCAAAGTCTCCTGGTTAGGTTAGCGAGGGGTACGGTACTCCGGCCCCCCTAGCTTCCTTCTCGTTCATGCAGTTCTTGTTGCGCCAGGTTACCGGCCGAGATCGCCTCGGCGAGCCAGTACAGAACGCTCTCCGCGACCCGGATGCGGGTCTGGATGTTGCGCACCGCAGCGGTGTTGTCGGGTTCCACCTTCTTCAGCTCCTCGACGGCGGTATCGACCTCGTCCTCCGCCCGGGTGATCAGGAACTTGCCGATGTCCGAGTTGAGGAATGCTTCGACCTCGAAGCCGAAGTCGATCGCACGGAGGAGGGGGTCGCCCTTGATGTCGATGTTCATTGCATGCCTTCCGCTTCAATGCCGTGGGTTGGTCGTGCCGGGAAGTTGGGTGACGTGTTGCCGCTCTCCGGGATGTCCATCGGGCCGGCGGCTGCTGCGCTCTGTCCCACCTCGGCGATCGGGAAGTTGGGGTCTTGCCCGACCGGGTTGGGAGCCTGGTAGCCTGCCGCCTGCATGATTTTGTCGGCGACCGGCGCCACTTGAGGCACCGCAGCGATGACTTCGGCGGCCTGCATGGCGCTGTAGATGCCGGTCGTACCCTTCTCGACTGTCTGTGCCTTGAGGAACGCGATCCGCGCCTTGATCTCTTCGACCTGGGCGGCAATCAACTCGGGCGGGTGCTTCGCGTCGAGGGCCTGCTGCAGTGCCTGGATCTGGGTGTCCTTGGGGTCTGCACCTTCTTCGAGGTTGAAGAAGCGGCCGCCGTCCTTGTGACCCAGCGCCCCGAAGACCTCCTTGATGATCTCGCTCGGCGCCACGTTGTAGCGTTCGAGGACCCCGTCCGCCAGGGCGGTCTTGATCCCGTTGATGCCGGTCAGCAGGTTGTTGATCTTCTGGGTCGGGCTGGTGGCGCTCATGCCGACGGTGAGGGTGAGGGTCATCTCCTGCAGAATGAGCTCATCGATACTCACGTCGCTCCCGAGCTTCTGGAACATGGGCGCCTTGTTGCCGGCCAGCGCAAGAACGGTCTCGTCTGTCTCGTAGCACTGTTCAAGCAGCATGACTTGGGTCAGTGTGGGCTCGACCCAGGTCTCGATGAAGGTCTTCAGGGCGTAGGCCTTGACCTTGTTGGCGTCACCGGCCAGGATCTCCATGCCGCCGACCGTCTCGTTGAGCTTGCGGTTGGCCTGGACCGAGCTCTGCGACATGTTTCCGCTGATCTCGTCAAAGTCCATGTTGAGGCGGTCCTGCTCCTGGTAGCTGGAGCTTGTCACGTCCGGTGTGTCGATGACCTTCACGTCGGTCTCGATGTCGGTCAGCAGGGTGACGCTGCCCGGCATGTTGCGCGTCAGGCTGCGCAGGTCGACCTGACGGTTGCGCTTGACGAAGTAGCGCTTGTTCATCGCGAACTTGACGTTGTCAATGCGCTGGTTGGTGATCTCGTTGATCTCGCCCTGGACATCACGGACCAGGCGAACCTCGCCCGACGGGTCGTTGCGATGCGTCTCGATGACGACCTGACCGATCGTGAATGGCCGGCGTCCGTGCGCGTATTGTTCGTTCAAAGGCGCCGGGCGGGATAGCAACAGCTCCGTGCCCAGCGTGTAGTAATAAACGTCCTGCCCGGTGTCTGTATCTGCCATGACGTTGAAATGAACCCAGACGATCGTGAAGTCGGTGATCGCCGTCGTCTCGCCCGTGCTCTCTGTCCGGTTTCCATCACGCAGCAGTCGGGTGGTGTCCCACTTGTTGGCCGCCGACCTGATCTTTACATCGTCATAGGCGATCCACTTGGCATTCGTCTCGCCTGGTCCGGCCTTCATGCGGGCCTTGACATCCTTGACGTACATCGGCCGCAGCCAGATGAGGTAGGGCGAGGTGCCGACCGGGTCGAGCCAACTGGCAGCCGGGTCGAAGCGGAAGTTTTCACGCGGGATCAGTTCGATCTGCGGCGCGTCCTTCTTGCGGTCCCACACCTGGTGACTGATCACTACGCCCTGGACCTCGGCGTCCTGGAAGGCGCCAACGACCGTCTTGAACCAGGGGACGTTTTTGGTCAGGCGATGCTGCAGCAACTGCTGCATGACCTCGGCGCTGGCCTGCTGCTCGGGGTCTCTCTCGTCCTGTGGCGTGATCGAGACGACATCCATCGTGGAGAAGAAGGCCTCCGCCACGCTCGCTTCGGCGCTGCGCACCATGGCACGGGTCTTCGGACGGTAGAACTTGGCTCGCCCACGGTAGCTGTCCGACATGTACTTGGACCGGTTACCGTGCAGTGACTGGAACTGCCTCAGATCCTGCTCAAGCTCGGGTCGGACGTTCGTGTCGAAGTAGGAGGTGCTGCCCGAGTATGCGTCTCGGGCAAGTTGCAGGGCCTTGACGTCATCCATCACTTCAACTCTCCGATCACTCGTCCCACGTTGTCCATCGGTGCCTCTGCCATGGCCTCGTGGTTGATCCGCCCGCGGCGCTGGTTGTAGCGTTCCAGGATCTCGCCGGCCGCCAGCTTGCAGGCGTGAATCAGCTCCGACACGCTGTACCGTTTGTCCATGTGCAGGCGGTATCCCCACTGGCCGGACAGCAACAGGTTGTGAATCGTCAGGATGCCCTGATCGCCCTGGACGTTGATCGCCCAGAGGTGACCCGGGTAGTGCTGGTTCAGCGTCTCGGCGACGATCTTGGCGGTGGCGATGTCCAGCGTGTTCTGCTTGGCGTCGTGCTCGTTGGCCAGCAGGATTCCGCTGTGGTCGTTATGGGATTGGATGGCTGGTGCGGTCATGTCCATTCGGGTTCCGTTTCGCTCTGGATCAAGGTTGCTTTCTGCGCGTCCGACAACCACAGGTATTCGCTGCGGGTGTAGTACTGCTGAATCGCCTCGGGGAGCTGGTCATAAGGGTCGGACGGGCTCGACGAACTTTCGTCCATTGGAGAATTCATAGCTTGGCTCCGTGGTCACGACCGGCTCACCGGCCACTGCGCGGGCGATTGCGACCTCCTCGCTCCACAGTCGTTGCGTGAAGGTCGGGCCGCCTGGCAGGTTGAGGGGTTGGTCTTCAGATGCCATCTTCATATACCTCGGGTTCGGTAGAGGCCTGGTCGATGATCACGGGTGTCAGTGGCTCGATGTCCTCGATGCGGCTGATCGCGTCGATCAGGTCGTCGTGAACGCAGAACGGGAACACCAGATACTCTTCGAGCAGGTTCTTGTTCAAAGAATACAGATGCCCCCCTTCGTCCCGACGCTGTACCGGCGTGTATATCCGGAAGGACTGGCCGGTCTCCCGCATCATTCGCTGGGCCTTCGTTTCCTCCTTGACGACGGCCGGCAGGAAGAAGCGCCCACCGCGGAACCACGGCTCCAGACGCTGCACGCGGTCGATCTTGCTGCCGGGTCCTTCGCGTGGCCAGGCCAGCTCGACAATCTCGAACACATCGCGATCCCGCTCCATCTCCTGCTCGAAATACTCGAGGTCCGACGTGCTGCCGTATCGTTCGTAACCGACGCGGACCGACTGCACGCCCGGCATCCTCATCCAGACCTTGCGCAGTTCCTTGATGCAGCGCCAGCGCTCGGTCAGGCCCATCCGGTGGTGGTAACCATCGACCAGCCAGCGATTGCCTGCCGAGTCGATCCCGATGACCGGGATGGCGGTGCGGTCGGACCCCTTCTTCTTCGAGCTCGCCGGGTCGCAGAGGATGTAGATGTTGAGAGTCGCCGGGCGGACGTCCTGGAACCGCAGCCAGTCTTTCTGAAAGATCGCCTGGTTGCCCGCTGCCGGGTTCTGCAACATCTGGCTGGCGATGGACGCGGTCGTCTGCTTCTTCAGCTTGTCCTTCCAGACGTGCCGCGGCAGGAACACCGGGTTACCGGTGATCGATCCGTCGTCTGTCGCGGCGTAGATGCGGGGTTTGACTGCCCCCATCTCCATCATCGTGTTGTAGGTGTCGCCGAACGAGTAGCGGGTGCCGATATGCCAGGCTCTGGCCAGGCCGTCGTTGCCCCGGGCGCCCAGGTTGTCGGACAGCGACCAGGCCTCGGTCGTCTTGGCGACCATCTCGGGCGACGTCACGCTGTCCGGCGTGACAACGTCATCATAGACCCGCAGCAGGAAGTGGGCGCCGGTCGGCTGTCCATCGACCAGGCCGTGGCCCTCGACCGTCGCCTCCTTCGGGTTGCCCTCTCGCTTGACCACGATGCCGCTGTCCTCGGCCCAGCGTGGCGACTCTTTCTTCGGGTCGGCGTACAGGATGTCCGGGAACAGCGCCTTCAGCGTCTCGTTGCTCTCCAGCTCGTACTTGATCTGCTTCAGGAACTTGCGGGCGGTCGGCTTGTTGAAACTGAAGATGCCGATCGTGATCTCGGGGTTCTTCAGGATCTCCTGGATGATGCCGGCGAAGGTGATCAGCGTGCTCTTGTAGTGCTCGCGTGCCCAGAGATCAAGGTATCCGTCCGGGTCGCGCTCGACCTCACGACAGCGCGCGTAAAGCCATGGGTCGAAGATGTCCGGCCGCTTGAGGACGATGCCGAGGAGGAAGAAGCGGTCGATGAGGCACAGTTCCGCCACTGCCTTGTCGCCCGCCTCGATGACCTGTTCATAGAGTGCCAGCGCCTCATCAAGGGAGAGGTCCCAGACGAACTCCTGGTTATTCACGCTCCGCCCGGGCTTTCGCTTTGGCAAGCACGTCGGTCAGGGAACTCGCCACACCGACCGTCACGTTACTGGTCTGGGTGACCTGGCTCTCGATCTCCTGCTTGTCTTTCCAGGTGGTTAGATTCTTGGCGATCAGGGCGCCGAACCCAGGGTTCGCCCACTGTCCGGAAGTATAGCCTTCAGCTAACACAACCTCCTGTAGCGATTGAGCCAAACTATACGCTCTAAAGAATTCAGGGTGCAGCGGCGTGTCGTCCATGTCTTTGGCATTAGCCCAATTGCGTAACGTGTTCTGATCGACACCGCACATCGTCGCGAACCGGGCCAGGGTGGGGAAGAAGCCTTTGCGGACCAGAACCTTTGTCATCTGGCCATCGACCTCGCGGTCCTCGTATTCATCGATCGCCGCGTTCTCGAAGAAATCGACAAGCTGCTGCGCATACTCCACGCGATACGAGCTGGGTCGGCCCAGCGGCTGCCTGATGACTCTTGTCTTGTCGAAAGCCATGTCACTCTCCAAACTTGACCACCCGACCGATGCCGGGGGGTATTGCGGGCACCCGCGGCATCAGCCAGTCCGGGAGTTCTCCACCACAGAAAAAAGCCAGGCGATAGGCCTGGCGCTTCTTGACACGATGCCGGGTGGTAATGATCTCGTCATCACGCATGTCCAGCGAGAACGACCGACCCAGCCTCACCATCACGCTGGCCACTGCCTGCCACGGGTAACCGATCTCGCAAGCCACCTCCTTGGCCGTCACCCATCCACCGCCGCGGTTCTTCATGTGTTCCATGATGGCTATCTCGATGTCAGTCATGCCTGCGCCGTGTGGGTAAGTGCTGCTGACATTCTAGTCAAATCAACGACTTACGCAACCCCGTTTCAAAGAAATCTTTGACACACCACTTGAAACAGCTAAAACTCCTTACAAATCAACTACTTGTTTATTATGTTTTAAATATCTCAAAGATATAGAAAGATACAGGCAGGAAGAAGGTACTTTGTTTATGACAATGGAAAACACCTCTCGCCAGGTTGATCCAGAGTGTACAACTTGAAGCACTTTGAAACAGGATCGGCCGAAACCGTTGTGCCACAAGGGCTTGAGGGGTGTTTCAAACAAATCAACCTTTGAAACACCCTGTGTCAAAGGTTTCAAAGTTCTCAAAGATTAAAGTCGATTTCGCTGACACAAGTACTTGACACGTTAGCCGAACTAACATATCATTCAGTCGTGGTCAGGAAAAACAGACCACCGCCGAGACGGACTCCCAGCAGTATGGACAGGCGACAAAGAGCCGTTGAAGGACAGAGAAGCCAGGTAGCCCAGCGCGTGACAGGCGCAATACCCAGCCCGATCCTCCCTCACAGTCCAACGATTCGAGACTGCACACGTATCGACGTAAGCAACACTCACATATATTAAGGGGCTGGTCCGCCGGCCCCACCTCTCAGCCAGTTCGGCAGTCGCAGTGATGGACGACGGTCCTAGCGGTGAGCTGGTTGAGAAGTGACAACCAACTTCCTATCCCCAGGGGCTTCTGGGTTCAAACCAAGCGAGGAGATCACCATGAAATTGCACATCGGTACAACGATCCAAGATGAAGTAGAGCCGGCCATCGAAGACAGTCTGGCCAACGCGGAACGAGGCTCACCCCAACAGACCGACAGCGTCTATCTCAAGATCAACGCCGCCATCGAGGCTCGCAAGGGTGTCGGTACGGTCGTGATCGACGCCACGCCGGACGAGGTCGCCGAGCTGGTCGATCGAGCCAAGTACAACCTCGAATGCGTCATCCCGGACAACCTGCCCTGCAGCGACCCCTATGACCGGGCCTACTGGCTCGGACGCAGGCGGGCCTACCGGGCGTTCCTTGAACAGGTGAAGCCATGACTCGCGACGACAAGCTCTCCGGCGATACCTACGAACGCTGGACAGACGGCCGCTTCGCCATCTGCCGCTACTCGTGGTGGGACGACAAGCAGGGCACCTTCTTCATAGCCTACGACCACTCGAAGCGCATCACGCCGAAGCCCGTCTCGACCTTCGAGGAGGCCTTGACCTACTGCAACGTAAGGAGAGCAGCATGACCACCGTAACAATCGAACGCACCTCGAACCGATACGCCCGGAGTATCAACGGTGCGTGGATCGGCGCGGGGGCTGACAAGAAGGTCTTTGATGCCGAGGAGGAGCTGCTGACTAAACGCTTCAGCCTGAACAGCGGCATCAAGGTCACTTGGCCCGATGGCATCACCGAGTCAGCCTTCCCGTTCAACGGCGGCGCCTGCCCAGGCTACCCGCCGATTTGCATCCCCTCGGATGGCCGACTGGCCACCCTTCTCAATCGCTGAGTACCCACCGCCGAGGCCGGCTAGTCCGGCCTCCACAGTGTGCATTCAACCCAAGGAGACCCCCATGCGCCTCACCACCACCCTCAACCGTATCCGTGACTGCGAACCCTGCACGACGGGCTGGCGCAAGCTTCTCGACTACCTCGGTAAGGACTTCGACCCGAACGCCGAGATCAACCTGCTCACTCTCCTCGACTCGAACGACGTGCCGGACCTGCTCTGGACGTTGCGTGCCACGGTCCAGGACTCACGGAGAGTCGCCAGCCAACTGGCTATCGAGTTCGCCGAGCAGGTGTTGCCTATCTTCGAACAGAGGTATCCCGATGACCTGCGCCCACGGCAAGCGATTCAAGCTGCGCGAGACTATCTGGATGGGAAGATATCTGTTGAGGAGCTTCGTGCCGCCTACGCCGCCGCCGCCGCCGCCGCCGCCGACGCCGCCGCCGCCGCCGCCGCCGACGCCGCCGCCGCCGCCGC